TGCCTCTGAGTCTGGTCCGATGACATTGAGAAGGTCTGACCGCTTATCAGTGGGCACTGACACAGTTTCATTCTCAATTGAAAAAGACTTTACAGACTTAACTGATAAAGCAATTGCTTATCGTGGTATGTTGGTGAACCAGATGAATCTATCCATGACATATGGCTCAATCGTTGAGTCCAGCTTTATGTTTATGGGCAATGGATATGAGACACCAGTACCAAAGATTACCTCTGGTCGCACTATCACACCAGCTGGCACGACACAGCCATTCAATGCCTCTAGTGATATTGGCTTGGTGATTGTTGAGGGTGAAGTTGCTGATTTCTGTATCCAGTCACTCCAGATTTCATTGTCGAATGGTTTGACACCTCAGACTTGCATGGGCACATTGGCTCCTCGCCAGTATGCTTTGGGTATGGCTGCAATCACAGTATCTGGCAGCGCTTACCTAAGCGATGAGAATTGGGACTTGATGGCTAAGAAATTGAGCCAGACTCCAGTGTCAATCGCATTCTCTGTTGAGAATGATGATGGTGGCATGGCGTTTGTTATTCATGGCGCTCAATTGTCATTCCCAGACCCATCATCTGGCGGTATGGACCAGCAAGTGTCAATCGAGTTCAGTGGCGCAGCAAAAGCTGTTGAATCTGGATATTTCGATATTTATAAGTTTTAAGCCTTTGAGCCTGGGGACTTCACCTGGGCAAGTGACCTTTCACACTTGTCCAGTCCCAGGCTCAGTCTATTGAAAGGAGTGAGAGCAAAATGAGTCTAAATAAATACAAATTACCCTTATGTCTAACCGATGGCGTGTCATTCACTTTGGATGATGCAAAAGAGGTCATCATCACAGTCAAGATGCCAATCGATGTCAATCGTGATTTCGCTCTTGATTGGTCAAGAAGATTGAAGATGGTTGATGGCGAATTCGTGTCATCTCCCCTGGATGTCTATAAAGCCCAGCAAGATTCCTTCTTTGAGACCCAGGTCATTAAGGTTGAGGGCGTGGATAGTCCAGAGACATTCTTTAAGGATTACCCATTGGCTAAGGATGAGATTTGGACAAAGGTTCAGAATGAATTGCCAAAATATGAGAAAAAGGTTGCTGCCGAAGTAAAAAAATAATTAGGACCTTCACCTGGCAGACTGATTGGGCTGGTAAGTTTGATTTCTACCGAATGCTGGAGAAAAAGGGGAAACTCAAAGAAGCCGACAAGATGCCAGAGGTTTCAGATGGTGAGGGTCTTATATTGAGTCTTTTCCATGAGTTGAGCACTGGTCGCAGCATGGGAATGTCAATCGGTCCGATACCGATAAGTCTTTTCTGGGAGGCTCAAAGGCGCTACAATTTAAGCAATTTGGCGATATATGTTTTGCAGCAATTGGATGGCGCTTATCTTAGGAAAATAAATGGCAGCAGCGGCTCTCGAAATTCAGTATGATGGCAAGAGAATCACTCATTCTCAAGTGCCAGCTGCTTTCTTAGCCTCTGGATTAAGGGGTTTGAGGACTTATGCTTTCGCTCTAGGAAATGAGGCAGCCAATGACCAAATCAAAAAGGGCAATGAGCTGTCATTCATTTCTGTGGATAATCGCAGAAATCGCTCACCAGATGAGGCGAAAAGAAATATCTCCTGGTATTTCAACTTAAAACAATCCCTATTATTGAAGGCAGTTTCAGAAGCATTGGAGATGGCAAGAAAGCTCTCCAGGTCTTATGCCAGGGAATCCACTGGCGCAATGGCTGACTCTTGGGGTTTATATATCAATGGCAAAGAGGCTCCACTTTCTGCTTTGGAGAATGTTAAGCTGGGCAAGGATGGCGATGATGTGCGCATCACATCAAATCTGCCATATGCCAGATATTTGGAATCAGGCAACTGGGCTGGCACAAAGAGTCTACAAAAGCGACTCAAGAGAGCGCAGCGCCAGCTTGAGGGCAAGCGAGTCAGAGGTCAGGTGTCTGTGACCAAGGCGATTGCCAACTCAATGCGCAGAAAATACCCAGGGCTGAAGATTACTGACCTCTGGTATACAGACAGCCCATTCAATTTCACAGCTGGCAGAGACAGGAGACACCCATCGGTGGTGTTCAACACAATCATGAGGGTCGTATAAGATGACAAAGAATCAAGCAGAGATGCTCTATAAAATTGAAGTGGACATGGCTAAGGCTGTCAAAGATTTTGAGACAGTCGCTGGCAAGGTCAAAAACATCAATGCCCAGGCAGCATCAACTGGCAAAGCATTGAATGGAATGCAGCGCAATGTCCAGAATGTGAGTTTCCAGCTCCAGGACTTTATTGTTCAGACCACAATGGGCACAGATGCTTTGAGAGCCTTTGGTCAGCAAGCTCCTCAGCTATTGGGTGGCTTTGGCGCTCTTGGCGCTGCTCTAGGTGTGGGATTCGCTTTATTGCCAGCGGTTGTGACTCTAATCAAGAACATGGGCAATGAATCAAAGACTCTTGATGAGGCTTTGAAGGATGTTGATAAATCAATGGAGTCACTTGGAGAGTCATTCAAGTTGATGGACAGAGCATCGTTTGATTCATTGGTTGAAAATTACAAAAAAGCAGATGTAGAAACCAGAAAGCTAATCCTCTCAACAATTGAGCTCAATGTTTCAATTGCTCAACTCAATCAAAACTCTGCTGAGTTGGCTTTGACAAAAGGCATTGAGGAGGCAATCGATAAGCTGGGATTCTTTAAGACAAAACTTCTTGAGGTTCAAAAGCTAGTATCTGAAGGCTCACTCACTAGGTCAGCAAGGAGCACTGAGGTCAAGCCAGAGGAATTACTTGCTGGTGGCTTAAAAACCAATGAGGACACTGCTGAACAATTAAGAAGATTAGAGGCTGACTATAAGGCAGCAACTATCTCAGCCAATGAGTATGCTGTGGCTGTCAATAAGGTTGTGGCTGCTACAAAAAACCCAAGCAAGGAATTGCTTGAGTATGCTAAAGGTATCTCAGAGGCATCTCTGAAGATGACTCAGCTTGAGCAAGCGACAAAGCAGCTAAGTGATGCCAGGGCAAGATTAGCAGCTGGTGATTTATCGACCACAAAGACAATTGAGCAAGCTAATGCAGCCAGGGACAAAGAGCTTGATGCTATTGTCAAAGAGTTTGAGGCTCTGGAGAAGTTAAGCCAGGCAAGGACAAAAGAGGCTGAGGCTTTGATGCGCAGCCTTGACCCATTGTCATCTCATACTCAGGCTCTGGAAAAAGCCAGGATTCTATATAACGACAATAAACTCACATCTGAGGAATATGCCAAGGCGATTGACTTTGCCAATCGTAAGCTGGCAGATTCAGACCCATTGATTCGTGGCGCTGGTCAGGCGATTTCTAATGCCATGACTGACATTGCATTCTCTGGTGACAGCATGAATGAGGTCATGAATAACATGGTGGAAAGCCTGGCGAAAGTGGCTTACCAGGTCATGATTGTTCAGCCTTTGATTGATGCGTTGAAAGCATCTATGGCTGGCGCTGGCTTTACAGTCAAGCCAACTGTCTCAACTGCTCCACCTGTCCCAGTGTCTGTCAATGCCAATGGCAATGCTTTTGCTGGTGGCAATGTGATTCCATTCGCCAAGGGTGGTGTGGTTTCATCTCCAATGTTATTCCCAATGTCTGGCGGTCAGACTGGTTTGATGGGTGAGGCTGGTCCAGAAGCAATCATGCCACTCAAGCGTGGCAAGGATGGCAAGCTAGGTGTGGCAGCTGGTGGCTCATCCACCCAGGTTAATATCTATAACTCCAATGGTGGCACAGTGACCACTCAAGAGCGCCAGGACCCTAATGGTGGCAAGATTATTGACATTATGATTAAGAAGGCGGTTGCATCTGGCATCGCCAGTGGTGATTTTGATAAAGCAATGGGCTCAACTTATGGGCTGCGCAGACAAGGGACTAGATAATGGCAAATCCACAATGGCTCACATCTCTCCAGGACCATCCGAATATTGATTATTCTGAGAAGGTCATGGATGGGGTTATTCGCTCAAATCCAGCAGTAGGTCCATCGATGTCTCGCCCTAGGTTCACCAAGACCAGGATTGAGGCAGCAATGACCATCTGGGTGGATAAGACTCAATATGAGGAGTTTTTCAATTGGTATGATGTCCTCCTGGCTCAAGGCTCATTGCCTTTTGATTGGGAGAAGCCCATTACCAATGTCCCAGCGACCTTTAAATTCATGGCTGCGCCAACTGTCTCATCTGTGGGACCTTTGACCTGGACTATCAGCTGCCAATTGGAGCAATTGCTGTGAGTTACTCTACAAAACTGATTCAAGCCGCCCTGGCTGAGAATACAGCTGAGGTTTTTCTCATGCTGCTGACCTTTAATCATGAGAGTTTTCCAGAGCCTATCCGCTTGGTTAATAACCTGGAGGACATCACATCCAGGGGGAATGTTTACATGGCATTTCCTTTCAGCCTGGCGCTGCCAGTGGATGATGGTGATTCATTGCCGACAGTTGAAATCAGCTGTGAAAATGCCAGCCTGGAGCTGATTGATGAGTTGCGCACTCTGGTCTCACCAATGTCTGTCACCCTGGAGCTCATCCTGGCATCAACTCCAGATTATATTGAGCAGTCTATTGCTGATATGAGGGTCTCTGGGATTGAATATGATGCCCAGAATCTTAAGCTGACAGCCAATATTGATGACCTTTTGAATACGATATTCCCCAAAGAGCGCTATTTACCGAGCAACTTTGCTGGATTATTTCAATGATTGATAAGTTCATTGGGATTCCATATGAGCATAAGGGCAAAAGTTTTGCTGGCGCTGATTGCGTTGGTCTGGTTGAGTTGTTTAGCAAAGAGGTATTGGGTCGAGTGATACCAGATTTCAGTGATTTATACCTGGACCCATCCGAATACAGATATCACGATGTCGTGATTGAATCACAAAAAAGCCTATTTGAGCCTATCTCTGAGCCTACTTTTGGAGATATAATTCTTTTCAGAATTGGCGCTTATGCTTGTCACTTAGGAATATTCATTGATGAATCAACTTTCTTGCATTCCCACCAGGGACATGACTCAGCAATCCAAAGGATTGACTCACACAGTTGGTCAAAGCGCATCATCGGATTTTTTAGGCTACGCAGTATTTAAGGACAATCCATTCAACTCATTGGGTGGCGATTATCAGGTCATTCAGTATCATGAAGGTGCGACAGTTGAGGAGATTACCAGGGCAGCGTGTGTCAATAATGCCTGGCTCATCAATTATTTAGAGGTCAGAGTTGGCGATGCTTTAGTGCCAAAGGAATCCTGGTCAAGAGTAAGACTTAAGCAAGGCGCTCCAATAACCATCATGGTCATCCCTCAGGGTGGCGCTGTGGACACATTGAAGCAGATTGCCATTATTGCCATCACTGTGGTGGCTGCGACCTATTTGGGTCCATTGGGTGCGACTGCGATGGGTTTCACTGCTGGCTCGACAGCCTTCACAGTTGCCTCAGCCTTAACCGCAGCGGCAGTGACTATGGCTGCCACACTGGCGATGAATGCCATTTTCCCTCCTCCAGTTGCAGACCAGCCACAGCTGGGAAATCGTGAGTCAGAGGGTCAGACTTTTGGCTGGAATACAGAAACCAATAAGCTCCTCCAGTATCAATCAGTCCCTAGAGTTTATGGTCGAGTCAAGATGGCTCCTCCTTATGCAGCCCAGCCCTTTGTCGAATCTCTTGGTGACCAGCAATATCTGCATCTCCTTTTTGACTTTGGATATGGTCCATTGAATCTGACTGACTTGCAGATTGGCGAGAATGACATCAACACTTATGCCAATATCCAATATAAGGTCCATCCATCATTTAAGGCTGGGGACAAATTAGATTTATACAATCGAGATGTCTGGCAAGATAGCTACTCTCAAAAGATTTCAGCATCAACATTTAGAACAGTCACGACTCAATTGGATTCAGATGAGGCAGTGATTGACTTTGGATTCCCTCAGGGATTGGTTGAGGTTAATGCTCAAAATGGCGACCTTTACACCAGGACAGTTGAGTTGTCATTGCAATACAGAGCCGCTGGCAGCTCGACCTGGTTGAATTTCACTGATTTACAGAGCACAGTTGCTGGTGGTGGCACGATTGTTCGACCAAGCAATGTGGACTATAAATGGGAGATGATTGGCGCTTCTTATGGTGACAATCCACGATATACAAATTATTCATCTTTGCCTGATTGGAATACCATCCCAGCTGATACCTTTATCACTGTGACCACTGACAGCTCATATGTTGATTATGATGGTTATTATCAGAGCAGCGTAAGCCGCCAGGACTACTATCGCTCCAATATATCCAGCAATGTGGCTCGCATTCGTGTGGCTAAAAAGACACAAAAGGGATTCACTGTCTCAGTGCTATTGAAATTCCCAGCTCCTGGAGAATATGAATTGAGAACAGGTAGGACATCGGCTGATTCAGAGAGTCGCTATATTTCAGATGATGTCTATTTGACTTCATTGCGCTCAAGCAAAAACAAATCTCCAATCGCTCCAGAGGTCCCACATACCATCGTGGAGATGCGCTTATTGGCAACTGACCAGCTCAATGGAGTTATCAATAATTTCACAGCTGTGGCAACTTCAGTGCTGCCAGTCTGGAATGGTGTTGCCTTTGTTGAGCAAGAGACTCGCAATCCAGCCTGGATATATTTGGATGTGTTGCGTGGCACTGCTGCCAGGAGAGCTGCTCCAGATTCTAGGATTGACATTGCAGCATTCGCAGAGTGGGCTCAGTGGTGTGATGCCTCTGCTGAGAATGCAATTGGTAAGCCAAAAGCTCAATGCGATATGGTTATATCTGGGACTTATACAGCTCACCAAGTGCTGAAGATGATTTCAGCCACTGGTGATGCAACTCCATCACTGCGCTCTGGAAAATACTCAATCTCCATTGACAGAATTAAGCCATATCCAGTCCAGATGTTTACGCCAAGGAATAGCAATGGATTCAAGTCATCCAGGGCATATCACATCCAGCCTCATGGTTTGAGAGTTCAGTTTGTGGACCCAAATCAAAACTGGCAGCAAAGAGAAATCGTGGTTTATGACGATGGATATTCAGATGCGAATGCAACTATTCTGGAAACCATGAACCTGGTGGGAATCACCAATTATCACCATGCCTATCGTTTAGGTCGCAGAGCATTGGCTCAAGGCAGATTAAGACAAGAGACATTCAGTATCAGTGTTGGTCTTGAGAATATCCTTGCCACCAGAGGAGATTTGGTTCGCCTTGCATACGATGTGCCAAAGATTGGCAATGGCTGGGCAAGAATTAAATCAGTCAATGGTCAGAGAATCATCATTGATGAGCAATTCACCAACATGGAGAATGGCTTTTATATCAGAGTCCGAGTGGACAATGAGAGACAAGTGGACCTCTTAGTCGATAACATATTGAATGACTCTGAAGTCAATGTCAAGGGAGACATGAGCAACATTCAGCCAGGGATGCTGATTACTTATGGCACTCTGGAGAGAATCACAATGGACTGCCTGGTCAAATCAATCAGCCCAGGATATGACTTAACTGCTGACATTGAATTGATGCCATATGCTCCAGCGATTTACTCTGCTGAAGTGGACCCTATTCCTGATTACAATCCAAATATCACCCAGGTCGAGAATGTGCGACCAATGCCAGTGGTCAATCTCCAGGCGAATGAGGTGGACACTGTTATCAATCGCAATCATTACATCTCAATCGGTCTCTCCTGGTCAAAGCCAGCTGGAGCCCAGCCTTATTACTATGTGATTTATGAGTGGCAAGACAATAAATGGCGAGAGATTGGTCAGACCATTGAGCGCAATTTCTATGCCTACAAAGAAGTCAGTGCCAGAAAAGACAATGGCGAGAAAAGTGACTTCATTGGCAAGAAGATGACTTTTGCTGTGGTTGGCGCATCTCCTGGCGGTTTGAGATTGCAGCCAAGTAATGGCTCCCAGGTCACTATCACACCAGTAGGAGACCAGGTAAAGCCAAGCAAGCCAAAGACTTTTGACTTGGATATTCGTTCATCAACTCACATCTATCTTGACTGGAGACATCCAGACAGCAATGACATTGACTATTATGTGATTCGATATAGTCCAAATTTTGACATCAAGGACATCAATCAATCGACAATCATTGCTGACAAGATTTCATATCCTACAAATAGCGTGACAGTCCCAGCAAGACTGGGCACTTATTACATCAAGGCTGTGGACACGACAGGTCTAGTTTCCGATGAATATGGCACTGTCATCACACCAACTAAATTGCTCAACAATGAAGTTGAAGTCATTGAGGTTGAAGATGCTACATGGACTGGCAGAAAAGTTGGCGGTTTGATTGTTGATGGCGATGAGTTGAAGATGCCAATCTCAATCACTCCGAACACTGGTGAGCGTGTTGGCACTTATTACTTTGATGATTACATTGATTTCGCCAATATCTATCCAGTTGTTTTGAGCAGCCATGTTGAAGTCGAAGGTTTCACTCCTGGCAGCCTGGAATCAATTGAGCAATATTTTGATGCTTATATTGAGGTGAGAAGCGCCTCAGCAAGAGTGCCTATTGCTACCTGGGAGCCGAATTTAGCGACTGCATTGCCAGACAGCTTGGCAGCTGGCTCAGTGGACATGGGAGAGTGGAGAAGATTATATTCTGGCGAATATACTGGCTTATATTTCCAATTCAGATTGACAGTCATCTCTAGGCGTGGCGATGTTGGTGTGACAATCAAGAAGGCTAAATCGATTGGCACTGCTAATATTCGCACAGCCAGCCAGTATGATTTAGTCTGTCCAGCAGATGGCATGAGGGTTTTGTATGAGCCACCATTCCAGGAGGTTTTGTCTGTCCAGATTACTCCATCCGATGTGATTGAGGGTGACACTTATGAGATTCGCAATAAGGGTGTGGATGGTTTTGATGTGAGATTTTTTAATAATGGCTTACCAGTTGAAAAGCAATTCGATTGGTTGGTGCGTGGATATGGTCAGCTCGCTGACTCCATCCCTAGATAAGGAGTGACAAGATGAGTCAATTTGATTTTGAGATTTTCCCCTATGTGGACAATGGCATTGACCTCAGCAATAAGCTAAACAATTGGCGAGATGCTTTGGAGTCATTGCACACTGGCACATCACGACCAGCATATGCCCAAAAGGGAACCATGTGGATGAATGACCTTGACCCTGAGAAGGCAATTGTCTATTTGTTTGATGGCAATGTTGATATTGAGATGGGTATTTATAACCTAGTGACAGGTCAGCCAGCCAATGCAGCTGCCACATTCGCAGAGGTATCTCCACCATTGGAGGCAAAGGAAAAATCATTCTGGTTTGAGACTGATTCTGGTCGTGTCTATATTAAATATAAGAATCCAGATGGCACTGAGATTTGGGTTGAAAGCTCCAGCTCTAGTGTCCCAGGTCCAGTGGGTCCAGAGGGTCAAGTAGGTCCAGCTGGTCCAGCTGGTCCACAAGGTCAGACTGGTTTGACTGGCGCTGCTGGTCCTCAGGGTCCAGTTGGTCCGCAAGGTCCAGAGGGTCCAGCATCAACTGTGCCAGGACCACAAGGACCAATTGGTCCAATGGGTCCAATGGGTCCACAAGGTTCATTCCAGGGTCAGATTTTTACAGGCAGCGGCACATTCACAGTGCCAGCCAATGTGGCTACTGTTAAGGTGATAGTGGTTGGTGGTGGCGGTGATACTGGTGGCAATAACTCCAATGGTGGTGGCGGTGGTGGTGTTTGTATAGGCTATGTGTCTGGATTGACAGCTGGACAAGCAATTGCTGTGACAGTTGGAGGAGCTGGAGGGACTTCATCTTTTGGTGGTTATGCTTCAGCAACTGGTGGAGCTAATCGAAATGGTGGCACTGCATCTGGTCCAGGTTTACTTTTGCCTGGTGGTCCTGGAGGCGTTGCTGGAGATAACCGAGGCGGTGGCGGTGGCGCAGCTGGTGGCGGTGGTGGTGGTCACTATGGATATGGCGGTCCTGGTGGTGGTCCTGGTGGTGGCGCTTTTGGCTCTGGTGGCTCTGGTAATAACTATGGTGGTGGTGTCCACAATAATGCCCAGGGATATGGCAGCGGAAAAGGTGGCGGTGGCACTGCTGGAGCAACCGCTGGAGTTGTGATTGTTGAATGGTAAAGGTAAAAAATGAAAAAAGCTCTTATATCCCCAATTGAAAAAGTATCATTCTTAAGTGACTGGATAAGTGATGGCAAGTCATGGAACTTTGTTGAATCTGTGATTGAAAAATCTTATCGTGTGGCTCAAGTTGAAGAATCTGGAAAAGAGTTTCCAGTGGCAAAGCCTTATTTTTGGGTTGATTGTCCAGACAATATTATTGCCAATAAATTTTATTATCACTCTGAGACAAAGGATTTTATCTCTGTCCCAGAGCATAAGCCCTATCCATTAGAGACACCAACTTAAGGACACATCATGCCAATTTTAGATTTTCCACCATCCCCTTCAGTGGGTCAGATTTATGAGAATGAAAGCTCAGGCACATATCGCTGGAATGGATATGCCTGGGACAGAGTGAATGCTTATATCGTGCCAATTGGTGTGCCAGATGGTGCAATCCTTATGTGGTCTGGCTCGATTGCAGCTATTCCTCCATCCTTTGTCTTATGTGATGGCACTAATGGCACTCCAGACTTGAGAGACCGCTTTATTGTTGGCGCTGGCTCAAGTTTTGCACCATTAGCAACTGGTGGCACAAAAGATGCTGTGGTGGTGAGTCATACTCATACAGGCACTGTCAGCGGTTCAACTGATGCAGTTGGCGACCATGTCCACTCTGTCGGCAGAGTTGCTGGTGGGTCTGGTCCATTGCAGTTTACTCCTGGAGCTGGTATGGGAGACATTACCCCGAACACCAGTCCAGCTGGAGCTCACTCTCACACACTCAATGGCTCAATCGTGGTTGCATCCGCTGGCGAATCAGGCACAAATAAAAACTTGCCGCCATTCTTTGCATTGGCATTCATTATGAAGGTGGCTGCATGATTACAAAAGAATATCTGATTGAGGCGAAATTATGTGGCGCATCCGCAGCTGATAAGTGGGTGAGCGCTATCAATGAAACCCTTGAGAAATATAACATCTCAACTCAAGAGCAGATTGCTGGATTCTTGGCGCAGTGCAGCCATGAGTCAGCTCATTTCACGATGGTCAAAGAGAATCTCAATTACTCCTGGGAGGCTCTGCGCAGAGTATTCCCTAAGTATTTTCCCTTAGATGAAGTGGCGATGCAATACAATCGCAATCCAGAAAAGATAGCGAACCGAGTTTATGCAGACCGCATGGGCAATGGTCCAGAATCATCTGGCGATGGATATAAGTATTGCGGCAGAGGATTGATTCAGCTGACTGGGAAAAACAATTACCAGGCATTCTCAACATATATCGATATTCCAGAAATCATGGA